AACATTTTCTGCTGCATGTGCTGTATATCGTTGTTCTGGCGATTGTAACACTTTTCTTTTTTTAGTAGGGTTTTCATTTCTTGTTTCACACATTAATTTACCTCCCCACATACCAGTTACTCTGGATGCCTGATAAGGATATTTACTTCCATCAACAGTATCTGTCAATTTAAATTCTACATATTCACCCTGAACCAAATATTTATATTGTTCTTGATTCACATTTACACCACTATGATGAACAAATACATCTTCGTCTTTATTTTTTTCATCGCACGATGTAATAAAACCGTATCCACTTTTATTATTAAACCATTTTACTCTACCTACATAAATATGATTGCTATCAAAATTACTGTGTCTTTTCGTATTACTAGACATTATAAGTTATTATTACAAATAGCTTTATATTGCTTTTATAAATATTATTTAAAATTGAAAAATAATAATATAATATTAAATCAATCATTCAAACATGTTTCATCATTGCAATACCCCTTTCCAAGACGATACATATAATTTTAACGAATTTCCATTTGAATTATCCAATTTTCAAAAATGGGCAATAAAAGGAACAATAGAAAACAAAAATGTATTAATTACGGCACATACTGGTAGTGGTAAAACATTACCAGCAGAAGAAGCAATAAAACACTTTGTAAAAAAAGGTAAACAAGTAATATATTGTTCTCCTTTAAAAGCATTAAGTAATGAAAAATACAATGATTTTAACCAAAAGTTTACAAATATATCATTCGGTATTTTAACTGGTGATATTAAATTTAACCCGGATGCTGATGTTTTAATTATGACCACTGAGATTTTACGAAATAATTTATTTCAAATGAATGAAAAAGATAAAGATCAAAAAAATATTAGTTTGGATTTCGAGATGGATATTAAAAATGATTTAGCATGTGTAATTTATGATGAAATTCACTATATAAATGATGTAGACAGAGGACATGTATGGGAAGAATCTATTATGTTATTACCAGAAACAACTCAAATTATGGGATTATCCGCTACTATTCAAAACCCCGAAAAATTATGTTTATTAATGAATCAATCAAATAACAAACAAGTTTATCTGTGTAGTAATGAAAAAAGAGTTGTGCCATTAATACATAATATTTACTATACTATTCCTGATAACGCTAAAAAAAAGATATCAGATAAAACATTACAGTTCATAGAAGATTCGATAAACAAACCAATTGTATTAAAGAAAGATGGAGTATTTAATGATGAAGTAATTCATCATATTAAAAAAGTCGATAAAGCATTGTTTCAATATAAAAACGTCAATTCCAATAAATATTTTATTATGAATAATATGGTGAAATATTTGAAAAACAATGATTTATTACCAGGAATCGTATTTATATTTTCACGAAAACAATGTTATGAGTATGCTAAAAAAATAACGATTCCTTTATTTGAAAACAATGAAAACAACGCAAATCTTATTAAAAAAGAATGTAAAAATATATTAATATCAAAATTACCAAACTGGAAAGAGTATATTAATTTAAAAGAATATATTGAATTGGTTAAATTATTAGAAAAAGGTATTGCGGTTCATCATTCGGGTGTTACTCCTATTTTTAGAGAAATGATAGAAATTTTATTTAAAAAGAAATATATACGATTATTATTTGCAACCGAAACTTTTGCTGTTGGTATAAATATGCCAACAAGAAGTGTCGTATTTACAGCACTTAAAAAATATACACAAGGTGGTTATAGATGTTTATTTCCACACGAATATACTCAAATGGCTGGTCGCGCTGGTAGAAGAGGTATTGATACATTAGGATATATATTTCATTTAAATAACTTCTTTGTAAATAGAAATCATATCGATATTGAAAATTATAGACATATTGTTAATGGTAATTCACAAGAAATACAATCAAAAATAAACATAACTCCCAGTATGATTCTTAGATATATGTATACTACAAATAAAACAAATATAGATGAATATTTAAAAAAAAGCATGATATACGATGAAACATATAAACACCAATCTTATTTGAAAAAAGAACAAGAAAAAGTAATAAAACAATACGAAAAAAATAAAGAAATATTAGAAAATTATAATTTCATTACATCATTTGAAGCAGCTGAAACTTATTATAATTATATGAATCGATGTAATAATAGAACTAGTTTTAGTCAACAAGTCCCACAATCTATACTTAAAAAATATAAAAAAACAGTTAAAAAATGGGGTGAAAAAAACCTAGAAAAGGATATGAAGGTAATTCTTAATTTAAAAAAAGCAGAATTAGAATCCATAAAAATGAATAATAATATTATTGAAGATAATAATTATTTTAAAAATGATATTAATGAACAACTTGGTATGTTGGAAAAAAATAATTTTGTTGAAAAAAACGATGAAGAAACACATAAACTTACTCAAAAAGGTATTCTATCATCTATTATTCAAGAAATGCCTAGTTTATCTATATCCGAATATATTTTAGAAAACATAGATAGTATAGTAGAATTATCGTCTACTGAATTAACTGTTATATTAAGTATATTTACTAATATCCGTGTAAGTGAGCAAGACAAGGTTTATAATCATACTGTATTAAATATACCTTATACGTGTAAAAAACATATTGATAATATTAAAAAGTATGTAAATAAATATTTGGATATTGAGATATTTTATTGTAGTTGTTTGGCAAAAAAATACGAGATCCAATATAATATATGTGAAATTATTTATAAATGGTGTAATGCTTCGCAAGAAAGTAAATGTATAGAAATATTTAAAGAATTAGAATTCTGGGGTATATTTTTAGGTGATTTTGTAAAAGCAATATTAAAAATAAATAATATTGTTAATGAGTTGGAAAAGGTAGCTGAAATAACAGAAAATATGAAATTATTATCTTTGCTGCAAGAAATACCAAAATTAACATTAAAATCAGTAGTAACTAATAATTCACTATACTTATAAATTATTAAAACATTATATAAAGATAATATAATTATGAATACTTTTTATTTTGACGATGCAAATGCTTTTGGTAGTGGTGTTGCAACTCCTAATGCGGGTGATTTTATTACAATACCAAATAATACAGCAATTAAGGTTACACGATATAATATATCTAGAAATAGTTATTCTGGATTAACTATTCCATCTACATCTAAACTTATTTTCGTTGAAGCAAATACAAAACTTTATTTATCACAATCACCAACAATAAACGGTCAAATTGTATCTGCTGAAAATAGTGAATTAGTAGTTTCTGATATATCTGGAAATACAGAATATTCGTTTTGGCACGATTCATCTAGTTGGAATTCTGGTAATATTCCTAATGAAGGAGACAATATTACAATACCAGCAAACACACTTATGATTGTTAATAATAGTTCAAACATATCTATAAAAGCATATAATTCATTAATTATACCTTCATCTAGTATATTTTTTATCAATATTAATTATTATACGTTACATGTTAAAAGTTTGGATTTAAATGGTACATTAAAATTAGCGGAAGGTTCATCCGTAGAAATTATAAGTGATTCAGATATTTATAATGATATTACAACAGATGGATCTCAATTTCAATTTAACTTTGATGTTTCTGGTGCGTGGGACAATAATATAATTCCACAACCAGGAACAATGATTAATATACCAAAAGATACTACTATAATTTTAAATTCAACAAACATATCTTCAAATTATTATAGTGGATTAACTATACCGGAATCGGGAAAGGTTATAAATCAAGGTGATAATGTTATATTATATTTAGATACAGATCCAAATGTAGTTGGTGAATTGATATTTAAAAATAATTCTAAAATAATAGTGAATGATGTATCTGAATCAACTATCACTATAAAATATTGGAATGATAGTTCTATATGGCCAAATAATACGGTACCAATTAGTGGGGATAATATTATAATACCTGAAAATACAATGGTTATTATAGATTCAGCAGAAAGTATAGATGGAAATATATTTGAAACGCTTACTATTCCATCAACAAGTATATTATATATTAATGTATTTAATTATACATTTAAAACATATGGCATTACAATTGAAGGTGTTTTAAAATTAGGTAGGAATTCTACGTTTAGAAAATTATTTTCAAATACACCAAGAGATACTTATTTATTATATCCTGGTTTTAAAACATATTATATAGATGATATAGATGCATGGGATGCTTCTGGAATACCACAAGCAAACGGAGATTTTATTGTTCCAGAACATACAATTATTAAAATAACAAAAAGAAGTATAGCAAGTGAAGGTTATAACTTAATAAAAGTTCCTAGTACAAGTAAACTTATATTTGTTGGAAACGACATTTTATTAATGGCAAATAGTATTAATTTATTAGGAGAAGTAAAAACAACAAGTGGTAGTAGATTGTTTACTAACTTTGCAAATGCTAAGGCAAATCAATTTACATTATGGGATGATAGTTCTAGTTGGACATCTGGAATACCACCAAAAGCAGGGGAAAATATTACTATTCCTTCAAATACACATATTGTAGTAACTATGACTTCTAGTATTTCGGTTAATGGTTATAATAAATTAACAATACCATCTACCAGTAGTTTAACATTGAATATTGAATATTTTAAATTAACTATTCAAAGTATAAGTGTTTTAGGTTCACTTCAATTAGGTGCTGAAAATAGGTTGATATTTAATCAATATTCTCCTACTGTTAGAACATATAGTCCTTTATATTTAGACGTGGAAGGTATTAAAACTTCTCATCCAGGAACATCAACATCAAATATACAATCAAGTTATAATTTTGTAATGATTGCCTCGCATACAACAGCAAGAGACTTTGCAAAATATATAAAATATAAATTAATTAATAATGTAGCTTACTTTATTTACGAACCAAAACGTATATCTATTCTTACTAATGCTATTAGACAAGATATAATATCTACAAGTCTTATTCATAACGAAGGTAAATTTATATCCAATAATCCTACTACTTCTAATAATTTATCCAATATGTTTATTCAATATGTATGTGATATATTAGTTAATAATCCTAGTTCTCAAAATGTATTGAAAAATATATCGTCTATAAGAAATCAAATAAACAATTCTAATTTAGAACAACAAATAATAAATATTTTAAAACAAGGTATAACCACTATGGATTTTTTAGATAATAATACATATCTTAAAAGTTTATTTAGTCAAATTCAAAATGAAAGACCTTCGCGAATTCAAAATCGAAAAAAAGAAGAAGTTTATAATTTTCCTATTTATGGAGGAGATGATTTATCTGTTTTTGTTAGAATGAGTTCAAAAATAAATGTAGATACTAGTAGTGAATATACATTAATTAAAAATGTGTATGGTTCAAATTCTTTGTTAGAATTTAACGATAGTACTCAACAAGTTAAAATTAAAGAAACCATATGGCGAATAAATATTAACTTGATATAAAATTGAACTTAATATATAATCTTTAATAAAATTAAACATAATATATAATACAATGGGTAAAAAAGATGGACTTGGTAACCGTTCTACAAAGAAAGATAAAAAGAAAAATACGTTTAAAAAATTTGGTAAAAATACAGCACGAGGAGTGCGTTTTGCCGAAGAACAAAAGGCAAATACAATACAAAATAAAATTAAAGAAACAGAAAAATTAACTAAAAAAGAAAAAAAGAAAGAGAAATATTTAAGGAATAAACATAAGAAAAAATAATAAATAAATATATTTTTATTTACATATATTAAATGACATCATTACAAAGTTTATCAAATACTCCTGTTAAGACAATAAAAAAGAAAGAAAAAAAACCAATACTATTAGAAGATATTAAATATCTTGACATTCATGCTGAAAAAATCACAAAAAATAACGGTAATAAAGATGCTGTTAAAAAAGCAAATAATAAAAAAAATAATGATATGCGTGAAGAATTGATTGAATTTATATTTCGAATGAATGAACGACATTCATATTTAACTCAAAATAGTCTGTATAAAAATAGATGGATTCATTGGTTTAATGAATCTCTTAAAATTAAAAGACAATTACAAACTATGTATAAAAACGAAACTAAATTACAAACAGATGGTAAATTTCACATTCGTCAACGAGGAGGAAGTCGTTATTCATATGATTTTGCAGTTAGAATTTCAAATGAGTCCAAAACAAAAAGGACATTTATTCCATTAGAATATAAACACCAATCAAGTTTGGGTAAATTACCGCAATTCTATCAAGTAAGTAATATATCACAACCTTTATTTGAACAACCATATCATGAATATTATTTTAACGAGGGGTTAGGAGAAGTAGCTGAACTAATAGGAGTAAATGTTAATTTAACAAAAAACGACATGTCAACATATTCAAACACGATTGGTAAAAGTGTTTGGTCAAAAAAAAATATTGAACTTATGAAACAAGGTAACTTAACTGATAATAATAATGTAAATAAAGTATTAAAAACTCTTCGTGAAAATTATGAACTTTCGCCCAAAGGTAAATCTCAAAGCTATAAATCACAACAAAAAATTGTATCAAAAACAATTCAAGACTATTTAAAGTTAATGCAATGTGGATTTATTAATGATGAGCTAATTAATAAACTTCAAAATATAATATTAACAAAGCAGAAACCAATAGATCCAACATCTAGTAATGGTAAACCAAAAGACAAAATTTATTTATTATGTGAATTTAAGGGTAATGAATTATACTGGAAATTAGATCAGTTTTCAAGAGACGATTTTATGTTGAGAATTTCACCAAATGAAGTAATCGTAAACAAAGAAAACATTATGTTTCCTACTGTATCAGGAAAATATATAAATTTAAGATTAAGATGGCAAAATGTTTCTGGGTTATGTAATCCTTCCTGGCAGTTTAACTTAAAAGATGAAGCACCAAAAGCAAAAAAAACACAGACAAAAAGAAAAAAAACACAGACAACTAAAAGTAAAACAAAAAAATCTAGAACAGTCGCCGGTCCAACAGTTATTATTTTAAAGGAAATTTTAAGAGAACATAATCTTAAGATAAGTGGTAATAAAAATGAATTATTACAGCGATTAAAAGATCACAATATTAAATTTTAAATAAATATAGGTAACATATAATTTATTTCAGTAGTATTAATAGCATTATTCCCAAAATACAATTTTATAAATTTCTTTGTTTTTTCATTTTCAAATGATTTTATTATTTTTTCATATAAACTAATAAGTTCAGCATTAGACATTGTATTATTATTTGTTATACATATTAAATGATTTTCTACCAAATATTCAAATCCTCCTTTCATTAAACAATAATTGAAATTATAGTTTCCTACACCATATCCTCGATTAATCAACAACATAGGTGTAGTTATTCCTTTTTTATTAATATAATTTTTCTTTTTTTCATTTTTATATTTTACAATGGATAGGTTATTATCTATTATATCACTACTATAAATTAGTCGTGTTTTTGTTGTATCATTTGTTAATATTGATTTATGTTGGTTCCATACCACATTACCAACTGAAACGTTAAAACCAAGTTCAGATAATGAGTTAGAATTTACATATAGTTTATTTAAATTAGATATTATTGTTGGTTCTCCAAAAACAGTATATCCTTGTTTACTTAATATAAACTTTTTATTTGACGATTTAATTTTTCTTATTATAAATATAACTGTTTGTTGCTTCGTTTCTATGTATTTATCATTACATTCAATTAAATGTAATATTTTACAATTTTCATTTATATATTTCCTTGTTTTATCATAATAAAGGGAATTAAGAAAGTTTTTTGGTAATATAAAACTTAAAATACCATTTTCTTTCAACAACGATATTGACTTTATAATAAATAATATAAATATATTTGGTCTACCATCAAAATAAGTATAATACTTTTTACTTACGTCTTTTTTTTTCATAACATAATAAGGTGGGTTTCCTATTATTAAATCATACAATTTATCATTATCGTACTTTAAATAATCACCATTTATAAGATTAACATTTTTGGGTATATTTAATTTTATATCATCATAAATTTGTTTATTATATTCTATTGCCGTTAGTTCTTTGTTTTTATAGTGATTGTTTAAATAATTAACATATTCTCCTGACCCACAAGAAGGTTCTAATATACTATTCACAGTTGGCATATATATTTTTAACAAATCAATGTTTTTTTGAATTGTACTTGGTGGTGTAAAATAAATACCATTTTCTTTTTTTTCTTTTTTTGTTATTTTTTTTGTTAGAGAATAAGACAGTTTACTATAACTCATATTATACTATCAATATGTTATTTTTAATTATTTTCAATTTTATAATTATTTTCAATTTTCTTTGTATTGAAATTCTAATCTAACCTTATGTTTTAATCGTTCTTGATCGTGGAATATGTAAATTTTAAATTGTTGAAATGTATAATTATTTAAATCATGTCTAGTTGTAATACGATTCGTCATTTTCAATTCTTTTAAATACACCATATACTGATACAATCCATCGTTTCTATTTATTTTATCAAATATAAATCCATCGTATGTTTTTTCTAATATTTCTTTATTTGTGCTACAAATATTTAATAATAAACAATCATTTTGAACGCGTCTTATTGACCTCATTGTTGTATTAATATATTTAACCGAAATATCACTAGTCCAATGATTATAAAACTGTGTTGCTTCTTCGCCCCACTTAACTAATCCCAATGTTTCTTGAAGTTTCATCATTGTTAATAAATCAACCAATCTTCTTATAGGACTAGTTATATGAACATAAGCATCTAATTCTAACATATCGTGTCTTTCCAAATCTTTATATTTACCATATTTACCACCATAACTATTCCATATTTTAAGGAATTTTTGAATATTTGGATCTATATTTAAAGGTGGTTGAAATGTATCATTCATTTTTGATGATCTAAATAATCCACATTTGTTTTTTACTAATTCCTTAGCGGAGGTGTAATTCATCCATATCATTAAATAAGCAATAACATCATGACTAGTTTGTATAGTATCAATATAGTTGTATTCTTTCTTTTTATTTAAACAACACAATAATTGTTTCATTTTTAAATATAATTCATCGTTTTCTTGTTTATCTGTATCATAAACATAATTTTTTTTAATATTAATCATTGTATTTGTAAACTTATACGTATTTAATGTGTTTGTTTCTTTATCAATATATAAATCTAATGTAAAAGCAAATTTGATATCATTTTCTTTTAAACTACATAATGTATCAGATAATATAGTTGGTAACATTGGTCTTTTTCTATCTGGTAAATAAATAGTCGATACTCTTTCAGTAAAAGAAGACCATACATTCATTACATCTAACCACATACTAACATTTGTTATATAAATACTAATTATATATTGGAATTTATTTTCTATCATACCAAACGCATCATCAAAATCTTTACTTGTATTTGGATCGATTGATATAACATCTCTCCCAATTCGGTTTTCCAATTCATATTTTTGTTTTATCATTTCAATAAAATAATCTTGTGAATGTGTTTTTAATTTTTTCATAGTTTCCTTTGTAAATTTTTGTATAGAAGCATATAAACTCTTACAATATAATTGATATTCATAGAATGTATCCAACGATGATACGTTTCCAAGAACATTTACCAATTCACCATAAGGATGTTTATTGTCCCAATTTTTAAATTTAAATATAACATATTTATTTACATAATTTTTGTTAAAATTATTTTTAATATGATAAGGTATTAAGAATATCGGCAATCTTTTATCGTCTGGTATACACTTGTATAGGAATTTTTGTTTATATTTACCAAACTTTCTATTATTTTTCAATACAAGGACACCTGGTATATAAATAGATGATTTAACAGTTGAATGAAGAAGACTACATTTATTGTTATCAACAGTTACAATATCATAATTAAATAATTTTTCTTGTAACGGATTTATGTTATTTACAGTATCTATTTGGTTCATTGTTTTTACATCAACAAATGTAAACTTATCGTAATTTCTACTTTCAATATTTATCTTGTACTGTTTCATACTTATTGTATTTATATGTTATTCAGTTAATAATATTCAATTTATTTAATTTTTTCTAAAAAATCATGTTTTACATTTGTTTTTTGCAATAAATTCATACATATATCAGGTGAAATAGAAATTGTATTCATATATGTTCTATAATAAAAACAAGCTACACTTGAAATTTCTTGATATTGTATGCTAAACCACCAATAAGGAGGGATAAATAATATATTGTTTTTTTCCAATGTTAATTCTAATGATTTTATTTTTTCAAAGTCTTTTTTAAAATTATCTTGTACATCCCATGGATTTATCGGTGATCTAAATTCAAAATTATCATAATCCTTATGTCCATATAAATATTTGCTATTTTTAGGAGGAATCAATAACACCTTTACCGTTCCAGAGGTAACATAAAAAAAATTTCTATAATTTAAATTATATTTTAATGGCGTGAATGATTGTTTAGAACCAGACATTAAATCATATTTACAATTTGAAACTAATGGTGGTCGTAAAAAAGAATCATTATATCTAAAATTTTTAACCATTGCTGTTTCTTCTAAAAAATCTTGATTTTTCTCCGTGATATATTTGCCTTCATCATCATTTTTAAATAATGTTATTGCTTCTTTTAAAGACATTGGTAAATGTAAATTGTCATTATCTTGACTAGTAATATCTCTAATTTTAATATCAAATGGATTATAATTTTCATCTATATAAGATAAATTACAAGTTTGTAAAATGTCTTTATTAACCATATCAAAATATAAGGGTTGTCTTAAATTACATACTTCTTCCAGTTTGTCTTTCGATGGTTGTTGAATAGAATAAACTTCTAAATCATTGCTAACTTTCAAATGGTAGTAAATATGTAAATATAAAAATAATACAA